TATGAAAGACTCTCTGGTTCTACATTTTTAAGTCTAACTTGACTTTGTAAGGATTCAGTTTTACCAAACTCATTATCTGTTGCTAAACCATCTTCGTCAATCTTAACAGTAATATTTGGTATTACAAGTGAAGGTATATTAGATGGAATCGCAGGCGTACTTGGTGGTTGTAGTATACCAGTTGGTGTAGTAAGGCTTGGTGTAGTTGAAACACCTTGTTGAGATGCTTGTAATTTAGTAACAGTAAATGTCTGTGCTTGAATAAATGAACTAATAGCATTGGTTAAATCCTCTGCTAATCGAGATAGTTTATCTTTTTGTGATTGAGTAGTTTGGTCATAAATTGATTGACCAAAATTATCAATATATGCTTGCTCTATGTCTGTTTTAAGCCCCATTCTTAAACCTTGCTTTTTCTTCTACTTTTTGCATTACTTGAGAATAATCTTTATTGAAAGCATTAGCCAAATGATCAGGTAAATTTTGGGTGTTATCTTTTACAGATTTCACTTCAGCCTCTTTATCAATATTTTTCCAATCACCAGCAGCTGCAGTTTCATTTAAGATGTCATTCAGAATAGAATCTTTAGTCAAAGGAGCGACTGATTTATCAGTCTGTACTGGATTTGCCATCATCTTTTTGTATGATGATGCGGTAGGTTGTGGCGCTCTATCTTCTACTATACTATTAGAATTACTGCTAACTAACACTTCATCTAACTTTTTTTCAAGTGCAGAAAATTTATAATCTAACTCTTCTCTAACTACTTCTCTTATTAATTTCTTAAATATATTAACCTTCATTTATACATTCTCCTGTGTTTCATTTGGTCTGTTTGGTTCTATAAAATAATGATTACTAAAGAAAGAAGGACCACCAATTGACCTATCTGCAATTGGATTAGGATTATTGGGATCCTCTATGTTAACCTCTGGTTTATATTCATTATTTAAATTACCTAATATTGCTTCTACTTGTGTTAATATCGGACTAGAGTCCTGTCTAACAAGAGGAACTGGTACTCCTTGTACTAACGCTCTTGAATCTCTTAATATTTCCACAATACTTATTAATAATTCTTTTAACTGATTTCCTAATACCATAGGTTCAGTTCTATTTTTAGCTTCCTTTCCTAAATAAATATTACCAGAATTAATAACTGAGTAACCTGAATTATTCAAAGTGAAATTCTTTCTGGCTCCAAAATTTATGTTGTTGTTTGCTGACACAGTAAAGTCTCCAGCAGTTGTGCTTCTAGCATCAAAAGTAATTCTATCAGAAAACATTATAATTTGGTCAAATTCAATCTTCTCTGTTTCTTCTTCAATTTCTACTGAATAATCATATTTATAAAAATTCTCTGTAGCATCATTACCACCATTTATTGTATAATTATTTACTTCTTCAGTTGGTGTATCTACTGACAATCTAAAATTAATATCACTAAAATTTTGTGCTAAAGAACCATTGGATAACATAGAAATTAAAGAACCTTGTGTTAAAGATTCCTCAGAACCAAAATTATTATTACTTATGTTTATTATTGGATTTATTGATCTTGAACCAATTCTAATACCATTACCATGCCTACCCTCTAGTATAAAATCTGAGTGTTTAGATGCGTTATATCTTTCAAAACTTAATTTATCTAATATTGGTTTTGTTGATTTAGATAGTTTTCTTATTCCTATAACTGGATACTCAACACCGTAACCAAAATCGTTAGTCACATTTGATTCAAGTAAACCTTTATTTGTTTGTTGTTGTGAGAAAAAATGATTTGGCGACACATTGGGTTGATTAAATGTATTCAGAGGTCCTATATAAAAAACTTTTTTGTTTATTTGACAAAATAAAACTAAATCACCTTTAGTTATCGAATCACTTAAGCCTCTTTGAAGTGGTCTTGCTTTTAATCTTTTTTGTACAGTTGGTAATACTGTATTCAAAGGCTTTATTTCAACAATCTGAGAATTTTCATTTTCTTCTTGTGATGGTTCTAGCTCATTTAAATAAACTTGATTTACAATAGCTAAATTAAATTCTATTGCTTTAGTTACCAAATCATCATATGATCTTCCTACTGGCATATTATGTGTTTCCGTATTTCTTTCTTATTTTTGTCATATCAACAATCTCATCGCTCTTTTTTTGTAAATCAGTTGTCACATCTTCTAAAGTTGCCATGAGTTGTTCTTTTTCTTCCTCTGATAATAAACCAACATCACTATCATCAATGGGTTGTTTGGACATTATTCGTTGATATATAGTAGCTAGTTTTACAAGATTATCATCATTCTTTATACCGACATCCATCAGTTCCTTAATTATAGGACCTACAATAGCAATATCCTCGATACCTTGTATGTAACCATGCACCTCTTGGATTAGCAAGTCAATTTGAGTTTTCTTTAACTTGTTATTTTCGTATATTTCTTGAGACAAGTCTGAGAAGTTCTTATCACCAAATATATTGAAGTCTTTTTCCATACTTATAAATATAGTATGGTTATAATATTATATCAAAGAACCTGTGTATCTTAAGTTGTCGATATGACCACGACTAAGAACTTCCTCTTGTATTTTAGGATATACCTTACGAAAAGTATTTGTGACTTGAGTTATTTTAGAAGTTTTAACATCTGTCATTTCTCTAATCATTATGTATATAGCTTTTTTATTAAAGTTATCTATGTTATCTTTATGTCTACAAAGATATAATATTGATTCAGCTATACTTCTATCCTGTTCTTTTGGAAAAAGTCTTTCTATATTATCTTCAAAGTATTTAAGTGTTTTTTTGAAAACATCTGTTGATGGACTTTTTTCTATTTTTTCATCATCTTGGCCGTGACCATAAAGCACATCAATATCATCATGGATTTTTAATTTTTTATAATTAGCATTATTATTTAATATTAAATAATTCTTTGCTACAACAGAGAAGTAACTAAATGCTTTACTGCCTTTATTATGGTCAAACTTATGCATATTTAAAACTAAATTAGAAACCACTTCTTCTTGTAAGTCTCTAAAACCATAACTAAAATAACTAAACTTAAAAGTATTTATTATATTTTCAGCCAACTTCATGAAAGCTGGATGAATTTGTTCTGTGTATATTTTGTGTCTAAAGCCTGTGTCTTCGGATTTATTATACTCTATGATAGCATCATGTACTGGCGTTCCAAAATATACTTTACTTTTCTTTCTTCTCTTTTTCATTTTCTTCAACCTCTGTTTCAAATAGACTTTCTAATTCATTTCCAAGTTGCTTTATTTCTGTAAAGAAAAAGCCAACTTCATCATCTGATTCAAATGTGCCTTTATCATCAATTGTTTTAAGTTGAAGTTTTATAGATTCTATAGTATTGCTTATGTTTAGTATTATGTTTTCGTATGTATTTATACGCCTTAGTGCGTAAATTATTACCACCCCAAAAAAGATGGCAACTATCCCTAGTAAAGTAGTTATTATATAATGTAACAATTAAGACTCTAGCTCAATGATTTTATTGTCTATTAAATCTATGACCTCTACAATAGTTTCGTTTTTTTCTTCTCCATCAAGTTCTACATCCAATAACAAAGATTTTAATTCCTCTAAAAAAAGAATAATATCATGCATTACGCATCTCCTACTATTTCATTAAAGAGTTCTGTTAAATCTTGCCTATCAAAATCACTTAACTCTTCAATATGTTTATCTAATGTAGAAACCAAATCTTTCATACCACTTTTTTCATACTGAACTATTGTTTTACTATATAATTCAGGATTATCCATTTCTAATACATCGAGTATTTGATTAATCAAGTCATTAGCATTTGTTAAGTTCTTACGAACTTTATAAAACATTTCTTTATGTCTTGATTGCTCTATCTCTAGCGTATCTAACTTACTAAGTATGAAAGATAATACTTTAATGATTTGTTTATTCGTTTGTTCCATATATTCATAAATATTACACCAGTATCCAAATCATTTATATTTAAGTATTAAGGTTTTAAATTTTAATAAACATCCATTCCAATATCACCCAATGTTTCGACATTTTCACGACCATCACAATCTGAATAATCATCTACAGCAACATCATCTAACTCATCTTCGTTGTAGTAGTCAAGATTGACACGGCGATTGTTTTTATAGTTTTCACTCATCGGTGATAACTTATCTAAAGACTTTAACTGCCTTTGGTCATCTACATCTAACATAAATTGTGAAAGATCTATTTTTTTATTTTTACTCATTTTAACCTCTTAGTTTATATTTTATAAATTTGAGGGGCATAGAAGAAAGGAAGAAAGAACTATGCCCCTTTAGAACCTCTTAAATTGAGATTCAATTCTTTGAGAACGATAACCTATTTAAGTATCCAACATAATATACAAATAAATAACCATTAAGTCAAGCATTATTTTTGAGAACTTGAAACTAAGTTATTTGAAACTTGTTCACTTAATAGTGATTGTATTGTAAAATATAAGGATGGATTTCTTTTCAACAAATCCTTAAAATCTTTTTGATTCCAAACTAAACATTCAGCATTATGTTCTACTCTACAAGTTGCTGTCGCCGGTTTTTCTGTTAGAAAAGACATCTCTCCTACAAACTGACCGTCTTTCAGTTCAGCTACTTTTTTATCATTGACGAGAACATCTACTATACCATTGTAAATAAGAATCAA